GCGTGATCCTGTTACAGAGAACCAGAACTTGCTTAACAACAAGCCTGTTAAAGCGTTCATCTATCAAGACCACAACGCACACATCACTGTCCACATGGCAGCGGCGCAAGACCCGCACATTCAGCAGTTGTTGGCTCAGAGCCCACAGATGGCGCAGTCTATTGGTGCGGCACTAGCAGCGCACGTTGCTGAACATTTGGGTATGGAGATGCGCAAGCAGATTGAGCAAGCCATGGGTCAGACTCTACCTCCATACAACGAGGATGCAGATGAAGTTGAGATGTCTCCAGAGATGGAGGTTCAGGTGTCTCAGATGGCGGCGCAAGCAGCTCAGCAGATTGTGCAGCAGCATCAGCAAGAAGCTCAACAGAAGAAGAACGAGCAGGCTTCGCAAGATCCTCTCATCCAGTTGCAGCAACAAGAACTCCAGATCAAAGCAGCCGAGCAGCAACGTAAGGCGGCTAAAGATCAAGCGGATGTCATGCTCAAGCAAGCACAGTTGCAGATCGAGCGCGAGCGTATCAACGCACAGCAGGAGACTGAAGGTGTGAAGATTGCGATGAAGGCGCAGGCTGATAAACAACAGCGTGATCACACACATGAGCAGGCTGGCTTCTCATCAGGCATGGAGATGCAGAAGCATCAGATGATGTTGGCTAACCAGAGAGAAATTGCGCAACTGCAAGCTGAAGTAAGAGCTAAACAACAGCAGAGACCAAAGAAAGGTGACTGATGTACGAAATTAAACAAGCGCTGGATCTTTTGATTCAGCAAATTGACCAGAAGGTCAAACAAATTGAGGATAACTTGGGAGCCAGATCTGCCAAGGACTACTCTGAGTACTGCGAGCAATGTGGGGTTATTACAGGTCTACTCACAGCACGTAGAAACATTACAGACCTGACAAAAAACATGGAGAACTCGGATGAGTGAAACACCAACGTTGGACTTGAGTCAAGCAGTCGATTTATCGGCCTTGATGTATAAGAAAGCAGAGGAGAAAGCTAAACAGCTACCAAAACCATCGGGATACCGCATTCTTTGCGCAATTCCTGAGGCGGAGAAGCAGTTTGAAGAGAGTGAGATCGGTCTAATGAAAGCAGATGAGACCATGCGCAACGAAGAGACGCTCACAACCGTCTTGTTTGTTGTTGAGCTTGGCCCAGACTGCTACAAAGATACAACAAAGTTCCCATCAGGACCTTGGTGTAAACAAGGCGACTTTATTTTGATCCGGCCCTACGCTGGCTCACGATTGGTCATCCACGGTAGAGAGTTCCGCATCATCAACGATGATTCCGTCGAAGGAATTGTTGACGATCCACGCGGCATAAAACGCAAATAAGGAGCGCACATGCCTAAATTTAGCGACAGCTATAAGTTTCCTGATGAACAGGATGATAAGGGTAAACCCGAAGATACATTGGATATCTCGATTGAGGGTGATGACGTAGACATTAAGGTCGACGTAAAAGACGATACTCCCCCAGAAGACAGGTTTGTAGAACCCCTTCCAGAGACTATTAAAGAGGACTTGGAGAAAGCCGACGACTCTGAAGAATACACTCATAACGTAAAGCTTAAATTTAAGCAATACAAGAAGGCTTGGCACGACGAGCGTAGGGAGAAAGAGGCTGCACTGCGTGAGCAACAAGAGGCTTTATCCGTTGCACAGCGTATTCTTGACGAGAACCGTAAGCTTAAAAACGTCCTGCAATCAGGCGAAAAAGAGCTTATTTCTACATATCAGTCTAGTGCTGAAATGGAAGTCGATAAAGCCAGCCGTAACTATAAAGAAGCCTACGACTCGGGTGATTCCGATAAGTTACTTGAAGCTCAGCAGGAGATGATCCGTGCTCAGCTTAAGCTCGATAAAGCAAAAAATTTCAGACCCACTGTACAAAATGAAGAAAATGATGTACAACTCGCACCACAGAGGTCTCAAAACCCTCAAATGGACCCGAAAGTTGCGTCATGGGTGTCAAAAAACCCATGGTTCGTTGATCAAAATAAACGATCTATGCGCAGATATGCTGAAGGTGTCCATGAGGATTTAGAGGCTAGATATGGTCGAGGCTTCATTGGTACTAATGAGTACTATGCAGCGATAGACAAAGAAGTTCAACGCCGATTCCCAGAAGAATTTGCTGACGCTTCTACTAACGATGAGGAAGAAAAACCTCAACGTACAAAACCAAGCACGGTGGTCGCACCAGCTAAAAGGAGTACTGCTCCTAAAAAAGTAGTTCTTTCTAAGACGCAGGTGGGCTTGGCAAAGAAATTTGGATTAACCAACGAGCAATATGCCCGTGAACTTATGAAATTGGAGGCCTAAAATGGCTGAAAGCAGATTACAACGCGAGATTACAAATAGAACTTCTCAAGAGCGCCCCAAGCAGTGGCAGCAGGCGGAACTTCTACCGGAGCCAGATAAGACTCCGGGCTACGCGTACAGATGGATTCGGGTTTCTACTTTGAACAATGCTGACCCTCGTAACCTCTCCGCCAAATTGCGCGAAGGTTGGGAGGTGGTAAGTGTCGAAGAACAACCTAAGTTTCAACTGCTAGTCGATCCCAATAGCCGTTTTAAAGACAGCATTGAGATTGGCGGGTTGTTACTCTGTAAGACTCCTTCTGAGTTTGTCGCTCAACGAACGAAACACTTCAATGACATGACACGAGCACAGGAAGAGGCTGTAGATAACAATTTAATGCGTCAGAGCGATGCGCGGATGCCGATCTTTAATGAGCGGAAATCTTCGACTAGCTTTGGCAAAGGTTCTTAATTTTTTAAGGAGTCTTAAATGACTTATCCAACTGTCTCAGCCCCTTACGGCGCAAAGCCCGTAAACCTGATCGGTGGCCAAGTATTCGCTGGATCGACTAGAAATCTACCTATCCAGTACAACTATGGCACCGCTCTGTATAACGGTGATCTGGTTACTTTGTCTGCTGGTTATGTTGTGATCGCAACTTACCCTGTTAGCACTACCAATACAACGGTCGGTGTTTTCTTGGGTTGCTATTACACAAACCCTACGACTAAGCAACGTTTGTTCTCTCAGTACTATCCTGGTAACGTTACCGCTGGTGACATTACTGCGATCATTGGTGATGATCCTGACCAAGTGATGAAAATCGCTGTTACTACTACCGCTGGTGGTACAACTATTGGTTCAGCTTCTTCAATCCTCGTTGGCGCTAACATGGCTGGCGGCACACAAACTGGCTCTTCATCTACTGGCAACAGTGGTATGTCTGTGGTTGGTGCGTCTGCTAACGCTTCTGGTGGTGGCTTCCGTGTATTGAACTTGGTTCCTGATACACAAGAAAGCTATTCTTCAACATACGTGTCTGGTGGTGCTCCAGCAGCTACTTCTGTTGTGGTTTCAGGCTTGGCTGTGGGCACTTTCTTGCCAATCGGCACTGACGTGTACAACGTGGTAAATGGTCAGTTGCAGTTCACAGGTGCTACCTTGAGCGCTGCTTCTACTGTGACAACCACTGGTAGTACAACTCTTACTGTGACTGCTGTAACAACGCAAGTCGTCGGTACTGTTGCACTGGTCGTAACCCCCGAAGTGTTGGTTAAATTCAACTTCGGCGCACACCGCTATTACGTAGCATAAGGAGCTAAATCATGGCTATTTCACGCGCACAACTATTGAAAGAGCTGCTCCCAGGCTTGAACGCATTGTTCGGTTTAGAGTATGCACGTTACGGCGAAGAGCACAAAGAGATCTACGAAACAGAGACCTCTGAGCGTTCATTCGAGGAAGAAACAAAGCTGTCTGGTTTCTCAGCTGCACCTGTTAAGAACGAGGGCTCAGCCATCGCTTATGACAATGCACAAGAAGCATGGACTGCTCGTTACAACCACGAAACCATCGCCTTGGGCTTCAGCTTGACTGAAGAAGCCATTGAAGATAACTTGTATGACTCTTTGTCTGCTCGTTATACCAAAGGCTTGGCTCGCGCCATGGCATACACCAAGCAAGTTAAAGCTGCTGCGGTGTTGAACAACGGCTTCTCAGCTGCCTACACAGGTGGTGACGGCGTCGCTTTGTTCTCTAGCGCACACCCCTTGGTGTCTGGTGGTACTAACAGCAACATCCCATCTACCCCTGCTGACTTGAACGAAACATCGTTGGAAAACGCTGTTATTCAAATCGCTGCATGGACAGATGAGCGTGGTTTGCTGATTGCTGCTAAGCCTAAGAAATTGGTCGTTCCTTCTGCATTGCAGTTCACGGCAACTCGTTTGCTCGAGACTGAACTCCGCGTTAGCACAGCTGACAACGATATCAATGCATTGAAGAACAACGGTTCAATTCCTGAAGGTTACACAATTAACCACTTCTTGACTGACACCAATGCTTGGTTCTTGACTACAGACGTACCTAACGGTATGAAGCACTTTGTTCGTACACCCCTGCAAAACAGCATGGACGGTGATTTCGATACAGGCAACGTGCGTTACAAGTCTCGTGAGCGTTACAGCTTCGGCTGGTCTGACCCTCTGGGCATGTACGGTTCCGCTGGAGCCTAATAAAAAGGGAGCTTCGGCTCCCTTTTTTGTTGCATTTATTTTTAAATGGTGTATAAATACGTTATCCCGGGGTTTCCGGTGCATTAGACAGTCCCGGCTGACGACATACAGACTAATGCACTTCACTTGTATGTAAGGAAAAATCATGGCATCGACCACCTTCTCCGGCCCAGTAACGTCTACAAATGGCTTTATTGGCGCTGTCACAGGCAATATCACTGGCGACGTCACAGGTACAGTGACAGGCAACGTAGACGCAACCGCAGGCTATGTTCAGCTTACAACTGCCACAACTACCCAAATTGCTGACGCTACATCAACTGTAAACACTGTTGGTAAGGCCGCAGGTACTATTGTGTTTAACACCACTTTGGGCACTTTAAAGATTGCTACCGGCGCTACAGCCACTAGCACTTGGGTGAACGCTGACGGCACAACTGCTGTTACACCATCCTAATTAGGAGCATCAAATCATGATGCAAACAGACGTACAAGCCGCGCACGTAGAAGCTACAGGCACTATGGTAAGTTTTCGCACTCGCGTGCGAGGCTATCAGTGTTTGTCTGGCGGTACGGCAGGCGATATTATTTTACGTGATGGTGGTAGCGGCGGCGTTATTCGTTTGGAATTTAATGTACCGGCTAACACAAACAACCCATTTGCAAACATCATTCCCGGCGAAGGAATTTTGTTTAGTACAGATGTTCACGTAACTTTGCCCACTGGCGCAAAAATAACGGTGTTTTATGGCTAAGAGTCCAGCATGGCAGAGGAAAGAAGGCAAGTCCGAGAAGGGCGGCTTGAACGACAAAGGTCGAGCCTCTGCGAAAGCGCAAGGCATGAACTTGAAACGTCCCCAGCCAGAAGGCGGCTCCCGGCGAGACTCTTTCTGTGCGAGGATGAGCGGAATGAAAAAGAAGTTGACGAGTTCAAAAACAGCCAACGATCCGGATTCACGGATCAACAAGGCTCTTAGGGCTTGGAATTGCTGATATGACTGAAGATGCTATTCAAACAGCCAGAGAGTTAGCCACGCATGCGTCTGACATTAAGCATTTGCAAGATGATATGGACAGAATGCTGGAGAACATGAAGGCTATGCAGGCTACACTGACAGCTATTGATAAAACTTTATCTGAGGCTAAAGGTGGCTGGAAGGTTTTAATGCTTGTTGGCGGAGCTAGTAGCGTTGTAGGCGCAGGTTTAGTTCAGCTTGTTAATTGGTACGTAGGGGGCAGGTAATGCCAAGCGTAAGCAAGAAACAACACAATTTCATGGCAGCTGTGGCCAATAATCCAGAGTTTGCTAAGAAAGCGGGAGTCCCACAGTCCGTGGGTAAAGAGTTCAACAATGCCGATAAAGGCAAAAAATTTTCTACAGGAGGCCACATGGCTACTACAAAAATGGGCAAGCCCACAATGAAACCCGGTATGAGCACTGCCAAAGACGGCATGAAGAAGCCTACTCCTATGGCTAATACTTCCATGATGGGTATGAAAAAAGGCGGCATGGCTAAAGGTGGCGGCATTGAGTCTAAGGGTAAAACCAAAGGCAAGATGATCACCATGAAAAGCGGCGGCAAAACTTGCTAATTTAGGAGCCTCAAATGAGTCCAGCAGAAAAACAAGCACGGGAAGATATGGCTGACCGCAAGATGAATACGGCTACTGAAGCCGCTTACACAAAGTCTTTGCGTAATACCGAATACGCTCCCGAAAAGAAAGATCCGCGTGACGCAGTTCGTGGTCAGCGCGGTTACGCTAAAGGTGGCTCTGTTGGCTCGGCTTCTAAGCGTGCTGATGGTTGCTGTACCAAAGGCAAAACTCGCGGAAAGATGGTGTAATCATGTTGGCATCCCGTGGTATGGGCGACATAAGCGCCTCTAAAATGCCTAAGGGTGTTAAGAAAGCCCGACGGGATGACACTGACTTTACCCAGTACAAAGAAGGTGGTAAGGTAAACGCTGCTGGTAATTACACAAAACCCGGTCTTCGTAAGAAGATTGTGTCTCAAGTAAAGTCTGCAGCAACGCAAGGTACTGGCGCAGGGCAGTGGTCAGCACGTAAGGCTCAACTCGTTGCTAAGAAGTACAAGGCAGCGGGTGGGGGTTACCGAGATTGAAATCACCTCAGAAATCATTGAAGGACTGGGGCGACCAAAAATGGAGAACCAAAAGTGGCAAACGCTCTTCTGACACGGGTGAAAGATACCTTCCAAGCGCTGCGATCAAAAGTCTCAGCCCTGCTGAGTACGCTGCAACGACCAAAGCCAAGCGGACAGGAAAAGCCGCCGGAAAACAATTCGTAGCCCAACCAAAAAAGATTGCAAAGAAAACAGCAGGGTTTAGATAATGGCTTCCACTTCAGGACTTTCCACCTTTAACCTAGACTTCAACGAGATTGTTGAGGAAGCGTATGAGCGGGCGGGTCTTGAGGTTCGTACTGGCTATGAGTTTCGTACCGCACGCCGGTCCTTCAACATGCTTACGATTGAATGGGCTAACCGTGGCATCAATTTATGGACTATTGAGCAAGGCCAATTCACAATGAACACTGGGCAGGGCGTCTATGCTTTGCCTAGTACTACGATTGATCTGTTGGATCAGGTTATCCGTACACAGGCAACTACGCCTAACCAGATTGATATCAACATCAGTCGTATCTCTGAGTCAACGTACTCAACGCTGCCAAACAAGTTGGCGCAAGGCCGTCCTATCCAAGTGTGGATTAACCGTCAATCAAATCAAAGTTATCTGTCAACCGCAACTGTAGCCGCAGCTGTGTCCTCGACAGATACAACCATTACTCTTAGCTCTACTGCAAGCCTACCAGCTACAGGATTTATCACAATTGGCGCAGAAACAATCTACTACGCAAACGTCAGCGGTAATCAATTACTTAATTGTTATCGTGGTCAGTACAACGGCAACACTAATACAACTGCCGCTAATCACGCAATTGGCGCAGCCGTAACGGTTAATAACCTTACGTCAGTAAACGTGTGGCCTACGCCTAACTCTCCTGGCGATCAATACGTGTTTGTTTACTGGCGCATGCGCCGTATGCAAGACGCTGGCAATGGCGTTAATGTTCAAGATATCCCATTCCGGCTTATTCCGTGTGTGGTAGCTGGCTTAGCTTATTACGTTGGTTCTAAACGCCCGGACGTGCCTATGGAGCGTATTGCAATGCTCAAGGCTAGCTACGAGGAACAATGGACGCTTGCGTCGCAAGAAGACCGCGAGAAGGCCCCTGCGCGTTTTGTCCCAAGACAGATGTTCTACAGGTGATGTATGCCTAGTAGATACGCTTCCGGTAAATATGCAATTGCTCAGTGTGACCGCTGTGATGAGCGGTTCATGCTTAAAGACCTGAAGAAAGAGATTATCAAGACGCGCCAGTTTAATTTAAAGGTGTGTCCTGAATGTTGGGATCCTGATCAGCCTCAGTTGCAGTTGGGTATGTACCCTGTGGATGATCCACAAGCTTTGCAAGAGCCGCGTCCTGATGTAAGCTACACACAGTCTGGTACTACTGGACTGCAAATTTTATTAACTAATAGCACTGCTCCAAACGGGTTTGGTTTTCCAAGCCAAGGTAGCAGGGATATTCAGTGGGGATGGAACCCGGTTGGCGGGGCGCAATATTTTGATACAGCATTAACACCAAACTACTTGTTGTTAGGCGTACAAATTGGTACAGTAACCATACAGATAGGAGCTTAATATGGACAAAGCAGATTTGAAACAAGACAAGAAGATGATGGCTGGAGCCGTGCATAAGCACGAGAAAAAGCTGCATCCCGGTCAGCCTATGACTAAGTTTGCTAAAGGCGGCAAGACTAACGCTCAGATGAAGACTCTGGGTCGTGGTTTGGCTAAAGTAGCTAACCAGAAGAAGTCATCTTTCACCTACAAAAAAGGCGGTTGATATGGCCAAATTTAGTCAAAAGCAGGGCGGTAAAGAAGTCGGCAATGCTGAAGTCTACGCACCGCCCCACACCATGGACGGTGGTAAGGTTGAACTTGGCAACGGCTATAGCGGGGCTAAACCCACCCGCGCAGATAGAGTTGAGATGTCGGTAGGTAACATTAACCGTAATGGCTATAACCCCGATGTAAAGACAACTGGTATCAAAACTCGTGGTAATGGTTGCGCTACTAAAGGTACGATGGCAAGAGGTCCGATGGCATGAATTACGCCCAACTCAGCAGCGCTATTCAAGCGTATACGGAGAACACGGAGACCAACTTCGTGGCGGAGATCCCTGTCTTCGTACAACAAGCTGAGCAGCGTATTTATAACAACGTACAGTTCCCATCTATTCGTAAGAATGTGACTGGAGCTACATCAGCAAACAATAAATATCTTGGATGCCCTAATGATTTCTTAGCTGTGTATTCAATCGCAGCTATTGATGCTCTTGGTAACTATGAATATTTACTGAATAAAGATGTGAACTACATCCGTCAGGCGTACCCTAACCCGACTTCGGATACAGGCATTCCTAAGTACTACGCGTTGTTTGGTGCTCAAACAAATGATGTCAATGAGTTGACGTTCATTCTAGGCCCTACTCCTGATGCTACTTACAGTGTCGAGCTGCATTATTACTACTACCCAGAATCTATTGTCACTGCAAGCACAACATGGCTTGGTGATAACTTTGACACGGTGTTGTTGTATGGCTCATTAGTTGAAGCCTACACCTACATGAAGGGTGAGCAAGATATGATGCAGCTGTACAATCAGAAGTACGTAGAAGCTCTTGCGTTGGCTAAACGTCTGGGTGATGGTATGGAACGTCAGGACGCATATCGTTCTGGTCAATTTAGACAGGCGGTTACATAATGACTATTGCTCAAACAGCAACAACAAGTTTTAAAGTTGAACTGCTTCAAGCAGTTCATAACTTTGGCCCAACGTCGCCTAACACTTTTAAAGTAGCGCTCTATACAGCAGCGGCAAATCTTGGTGCGACTACTACCATTTACACAACTTCAAATGAAGTTACGGGGACTGGGTATACGGCTGGAGGTAACACGTTAGTGATATCTACATCACCAACAGCTTCCAATAACACGGGTGGTGTACCAACAGCTTATGCGTCGTTCACTAATTCATCTTGGACAAACGCTACGTTTACTGCACGCGGTGCTTTGATTTATAACTCTACTCAGGGAAATAAATCTGTAGCCGTACTAGATTTTGGTTCAGACAAAACCGTGAACAACGACACGTTCCAAATCATCTTCCCAACCCCCGATGCCAACAGCGCCATCGTGCGCATTTCTTAAGGATCTATCATGGAATTCAGTTCAGCAAAAGACCAAGTGTCAGCCTCTTTA